ATATGTTTTCCATATCTCTAACTGTTCTATAGCTGTCATGTCTGTCCTACATACTGAACCTGAAGGAGCTTTCATAGGAAAAGAGAATACAGTAGTATGTTCTGTCTTCATTACATCAGGCTCATTAGGTATACCACATGACTTCATGAACTCAGTCAATGGGTCTTTGTTATCACCTCTTACTGTTCTAATGTAATAAGGATTATGTCTAGCATGTATACCACTAGCACTATCAACTAACTGACTCACAGTACCTGAAGGTTTAACACAAGTAATAGCTGTTGATTGATTGATGTTAAACTTCTCAGCATATTCTTTGTTACACTCTACTGCTACCTTTTTAAGTTTCTCTAATGTCTTAGCAAGTCCTGTTTCTCTGCCATTAAGTAATTCAGAATCCATAATACCAGTAAGAGATACACCAAGTAATCTTTCTTCCTCTGTATTATCTTGCCATACTTTTCTTAGGTAGCCAAAGTTAGTAAAGGTAGATTGTATAGTACCTAGTAAGGTAGCTACTTTAATCTTTCTTGTAAGAGTATTAATAGTATCACCTGCACGCACTACTATCTCTGTTAGGTTACAGAACTGATTAGGTCTAAGGATAATTTCACTACAAGGATTAGTACCAAAGTCCCAGTTAGATTCTCTTCTACCATTCTCAGCAGCTTTCTTTTGAGCAGATGCTCTACTAAAGATACCTCTCTCACCTGACTTACTTTCATACAAGGACAACCATTCCTTCATGAAGATACCTGGATCAGGTTTCTCTGTATAAGCAACAGAGTTATTAGCTAAAGCTCTCTCTGGATTAGTTGACCACCACTCACCTGTCTTAGCTGTACGTATACGTTGGTCTGATAAGTTAGATAAAGATATAAGAGCTGACCTACGTACTCCACCTACAACTACAACCTCACCTGTCTTACATACTATGTCATGACATTCCATAGAGGAAAGTTTTCTACCTCTTGATTCTTTAAACTTAGTAATAGTAAAGTCAAACAAATCTACCAAAGGTTGAGGACCACTAGCTCTACCACCAAATGTTTTAAGTCTAGCACCTGCAGGTCTAACCTTAGATACATTTATCTTAGGTACTCTACCTGTGTATAGGTAAGCTATCAAATCTCTATAGGCTCTTGCCCATCCATCTTTAGAATCAGTAACAGAAACAACACTATCTATGTACTCAAACTCTACATCAGGTACAGTAGGTAGCTTGTCAGCATACTGTCTCTCAACAGAGAAGCCTACACCAGTACCATTCATAAGAATATATAACACCTCATCAAATGCTCTTGGGCTATCAATAGGAATATAAGAACAGTTATAACCTGATACATGTTCTCTATCTAATGCTTTACCTGCAGTCATAAGAGCTCTCATGCTTGGCATAACTTCAAGAGATAAAATAGATTCTTCTATTTCATTCCACTCTTTATCTGTAACTCCTCCTTCATAGTTAGTATCTATATGATCCTTAAAGAAAGACACAAGTCTTCCTACTGTTTCACTCCATGTTTCTCTTCTACCTTCTTCTTCTATCCATCTAGAATACCTAGACATGTGAATGAATGATTGGTACTCAGTAGGTAAATAATTACTACCCATTAATGATGCCATCTATTTTTCCTTTCCATATTTCTTTTCTAATATTAACTCTGCATAGTGTATTACTTTTCTAATATCTTCTATACCATTTTTTGTTTTGTGTCTAGTTATATACTTTACTATATTACCTTCTAGAAAGTCAAGCTTATTTTCTACAATATAATCTACAGGTTGTATAACACAATCTTTATAATGACTACCACCTATTTGTTTATCAGTAGCTTTACCATACTCATACTCATGTGTACCTTCTATTGCTTTTTCTTCTTGATTTTTTCTATACATATATTGTTCATAGCTCTCACGACTTGTCGAGAACTCTTCTGATTCTTTGTCTGACATATTTTATTTCCTTTGAATTAATTACTTTAATTGCGAAACTTCTTGTATAGTCTGCATCCATACCTGCATTCTCACAGACATACTCAAAGTTATCACACGTTACACCAACACTACAGAAGAACCAAGCACGTGCATGTTGTCTCTCAACACTTGTACGTGATGATTCTACTATAGTCTTTTCTTTTGTTGCATCTAACAATGCTTGAAAGATAACAGAAATAAATAAGATTCTTTCAGGACTTGTAAAAGTTTCTTCTTCTAACTCTGTTATTAATTCAATGTACTCTTCATCCATTTTATTCTTCTTGTGCTATCTCATCTCTAAATGTATCTATTAACATAGACGCAGCTTCGTCTGCTTCAGCAGCTAACTTTACTTGTTTAATAAATTCATCAACTACTTGTCCATGTTCTCCTATGCCACTAGGATGTTTTAAGTATATACGTGCATTAGTAATAGCTTTATCTCTTTGAGATTGAAACTCAGCTAGTGCTGTGTCGTACATTGCTTTTTTAATTGACATTTTTTACCTCCTTTCTTTCTACAGGTCTAAAAAATTTACCACCTATATAATTATTATAATATTTATTATTGTCTGAACCTTCAACACAATCAGTTAGTACATTATACTTTACTTGATAAGCTAACTCATAGTACTTTAAACTTCTTTTGTTTTTAAATTCATCAATCACTTCAAACTTAAAATTTTTCTTACCTACTTTTTTTATATCTTCTTTTAAATATTTTGAAGAACCCATATAAGATTGCCATCTTGATTCTCGTTTTGACTTGCCAATAAAGTATTGTTTACATCCTATATATTTCTTTTCTGTTTGTAAATTAGTAATGATATAAACAAATCCAAACTTATCTAAGTCAGGAACAAAAAGTTTTTTAGTTCCATATTGAACCCAATGACTTACCATTCAGTTATCTCCTCCACATTAGGTTCTTTTTTAACTTGTGTAAGATACCTCTTACCATTTGAATAATTAAAGACACGTAATCCCTTACCTTCATTAGCATCACTCCAACAAGTACGATTGTGCGAACAGTACAAGCAACCAATAGCAAGCTTACGATTACCACTAGCCCCATCAGGTAGATCACTATAACACCTGTCTGGTGGAGAGTCTTTCTCAACAGTTTCTTTAAGATATTTAATTCTTTCTTTAACATTAATCATCTCCATTGAATGAACACGAGTTAAACAGATGCTTCCATGTTGTTTATCTATAGCTAAAAAAGCAGCTTCATCTACACCATTACCTTCAGCATAAGCAGAGATTTGTGCTATGTATCCAAAGGGATCATCAGTAGCTAGATTATCATTAGCAAACTTTTGAAAACTTTTACCTGATGCACTCTTACAATCAACCAATACACCATCTATCACACAGTCTTGATGTCCTACAATACCATGTACATTAACTTGTTTCTGTAAGTCAGTTACCACATGTCCAGAAAGTCTAGCTAAAAGAATTAAGACATCCTCTAACAGATGACCATACAAAAATTTAATTCTTGTGTTAGACTCTAAAGGTTTAGGTTCTTCTTTAGAATTTTTCTCATACCATAATTGTCTAGCAGGTTTGCCTATAGCAGATAGTCTTAGCCTACCTCTTTCTCTAGGTTTCTCATTAAGTAAACCTTTCAATGTTTTCTTTACACTCTCTGTAAAAGAGTTTAGATGAGCATCAACTTCTTCTTCTTTTAAATTTGAATCAACAAGAGGATTAAATAAATCATACATATCTTGTACTAAAGTATCAATAGTTTTCATAATAGAAATGGGAAGATAAACTATACCTTCCCATCCTTTCCTATTTAATTGTTATGCAAAATCTAAGTCAGCATCTTGCTTGCTTTTATATCCATCTTCAACTACATCAAAGTCACTAAGCATGTCATCATCTAATGACTCAGGTGCAGGAACAAAGTTTACAATCATTACTGCTTTCAAGTCACCAAATGTACCATAAGGTTTATGCTCATACGTAGTGTACTTTACATTAACTAATGAACCATTACCAACTTTAGCTTCTGTAAAAGGAAGCTTGTCAGCACCTACAACTTTAGGTGGATCTTTCTTCTCTCCTGTTTTACCCCATGTAGTCTTAGCTTTTATAGTAACAAAGTTACCATTCTCATCACCTTTATTCTTAATAGATAGCCCATCTTTCTGAGCTATAGCAGTATTCTTTTCGTCAAGGTTACATACATCAATACTCCATTCACCTTCCTCTTTAAATTTAAAGTTAGGTTTAATTATATGTGCCCAGTTAGCTGTTCCTTGTATTACACTCATACGTGTACTCCTTTTCTGTTTATTAATAAAAGAATTATGACATGGCTCTTTAATATTGTCAAGAGTTTTATTCATAATAAATGTATTATTTAGTTTTAATATATAACTCATCTCAATTCTTGAGATAAGGTCTTGTTTTCCTTGATGTTTTCTACCCCATGTTTTGTAGTTAGCATCTCTGTAGCTTTCTACTCTAGTGCTTTTATCTACAACTTTGTCAGTTAATTCTACTAACTCTTTTGCGATACACCATACATAGTCATGCTCTCTTTCAAATACAAAGTAATCACAGTCACCATAAAGCCAACCTTTCTTACCTATTGTATTTAGAAACTCAACAACAATCCATGCGTCATCAAAAACTCTTTGTTTATTACCTGTTCTTCTAGCCTTTACATCTACACTAACTGTCTTGTTATCTTTAGTAAGATATAAATCTATATGTTTATATATGTTAGTGTTATCATCAGCTATCTCAACTGTATATCCATGCTCTTTAACAGTCTTTATAAAGTTATT